CTCGCATAGCTACTCCTTTAGGTTTTGCTTTTTCAACTTTTATCAGCACAATGTTATCTGGATAAGGTTGCCCGTTCTGGTCATTCATTCCATGAGGCGGTCTCCACATATTTATCCATGTCATTGCTTTTCGTAACAACGCTTGCCCTCCGGCTGCCTCTCTTGCCATAGGCATTCCGTAATAGGTATTACCCTTATCATCTTTTTGCGGTTGCTGAGCCGCCGGATGTAGCGTAATAATCCAATGTTTTTTATACTTTTTACAGTACCTCCTTACTTCACCTATTATATCCTCTATGTATAAATCTTGTCTGCCATTATAGGTACTCATTTCGTGTTTTAATTCGTTATAAGGATCTGTTATGATTATCTTTTCATCCGTTACCAGTTTCATAATCTCTGGAATTGTGTAGCTTTTATCATCTGAATCCACTACGTTAAACATTTCGTCTATGTAATTAATTGCTTGATAATATTCTTTATCTTCTACACAACCTGTAATAGATTTATAAAATGGCTTACCTGTGTATTTATGTATAAACTCGGCATATATATCCTCTACGCTTCCGGTCTCTGGTGAGTATATAAGTGATTTTTTGCCGTATTTACTTGCCTGATTAAATGCTAATTCAAAGGCAAACTCTGATTTACCATGATGAGGAGCGGCTAAGATAAAAGTAAAAGAACCTTGCTTTATAGTGTAAAGCATATCCAGTCCGTAAAACCCTGTTAGATCACCCAGAGGATTTCCTGTATTGCGCATCAGCTCTAAGCTATCTGCGATATCTTTAAATTTACGTATCAATTTAATACTCTGGTTAGGTGAGCAGGTAGTTGCTCGTTTTTAATTTTGTTTTCTTCTTTAAACCATACGCCTTGCATTTTCTGCTTCCAGTTTTTTACCTGATTATTCCGGCTATCTTTCCAGTTATTCTCAGCATAATAATTAAAAGACTTTATGGCTGAATCTCTAGTGTAGCCATTATCCTTAAAATAAATTTCAACTTCTTCCAGAGTAGGTATATATATTCTTTTCTTATCTACTCTTATCTTATCTGCATCGTTTTGCATAGCATTTGCATCCATTTGCTCTGCATTTGCATAGACTTGCATAGCATTTGCATCTTTCTTTTGATCATAGAATTTATCCCATTTAGCTTTAGCTGCTATACTTCTGCCCTTACTAACCTCTAAAATGTTTATTAATTGGTTATCTAGAAACTTAATTTTTATCTTATCTCCTTCTAATAATATAATCCTTCGGCTTAATAAATTAGTTAAATGTTCTTTTTCGATCTCTAACTCTGCATCCTCATAACTCATTGCACATTCTTTATTCCAGTATTGGCAACATAGCCAGATGAATCTCGCTTGTGTAACCTCCGGGCATCTCATAATCTTGCCCATCACCCAGTCGCTAATTGTAAACTTAAACCATTGCAGCTTATCCATTTTTTAGCTCTTTTAGGGTATTGTAAACGCAAATGCGATTATAATCTGCACCATCTGGCGTTATCCAATGGTGGTGCATAAATATTTTTGTTGCTTGAGATAAAGTAAAATTTTCTACAAGGTCTAAGGCGTGCCTATACAATGCCTCATCATTATTAATCCATAAACTTACATTCCATTCATTCCAAGATCTGTAACCATTGTGTTTTTTCATTGTTATTTAAATTAAAAAACCCCTTAGGTTTCAAGGCTTCGACTCCTATCTACCCAAAGGGTTTAAATGTTTTATAATCAGCTTGTTGTCGAAGTCAGCCATTAGTATAAATATAGAAAAAATATTTGATATTTACAGAAATGATATTTGACCATTTTCATCAATAGACATATATTGACCATCCTCCTCATTTCTTAACTTTCTAAAATTAAATAAATCTTTATATTCAGGATTTTGTTGTATAAAAAACCTTGCTATATAAGCTGAGTAACTATTATTAATTTTAAAATGTTCATCAGAACTTTCTATAAACTGTTCCCATCGTATATAATTAATTATTAGATCTGAACTAATTTTAGTCCTACCCTTTTTTATTGCTCTAAATGCTTGTTCCTCAAATGATTTGTAAATATGAGGATTTTTAGAAATAAATTTATTAAATCCATCTCTTATTGAATGACCATATAATTCTCTGTGATTCATACATCTGATTTTAAGGTTATAACTACTGGGTTAATTGGCTTCTGATAAAACCAATACTTTGTCATCCATCTGCAAACGCCCGGCATTGATATTTTCATTTTCCTGCTAACATCCGCCGGACTTTTATTTTGCCCGACTATCATCTCTAATGCTTTTGCAATTCTCTTTTTATCTAAAATATTTTTCATAGTTAAAACGTAATTACTATTGATGACTTATTATATTTCTTACTCACTTTTGGCACCTCGCATCCATCAGAATCAAATATTATATCATCTGATTTACTTGCCATCTTTAATAATTCTTGCCTTTGCTTAAGTTTATTCTCTAGCAGTACATATATATCATCATCATCATAATTAAGGCTCTCCGCTCCGTTTTTTGGCGTAAATAGAACCCCATTATAGCTATCAGTAGCTGATAGGTTTAAACGATCTCTAAATGCTCTGTCTGCTGAATCTATTACTGCTTTTAATCTGGCTATGTTAGAATAGAACTGTACTGGAGTTTGATTGCCATCCTCAAATAGTTTATTAATTAAATTAATGCCTGTCTGCTCAGCTTGTTTTTTTGTAAAATCAGGTGCATACATTATGCCTGTTAACTCTAGTAATTCATTAGACATTTGTAACCTCCTTTTCTAATAACATCTGGTTATCCGTACTAATCTTATATTTTTTTAATATTACATCCATTGTATATCCATCCTGTAATGCTTTAATTACTGATGTCCATTTATCTGTATTTGGATTAAGCCATGGTCTAACATCCTGAGAGGCTTTGTTTCCATCATCATCATCATCTATGTTTAATCCTAGTACTCCAGTTAATGCATAACGCTTTGCATAGGTAATGGCTGAACCTACTGCTTGAGGATCGTTTGGCTTACTTACTGGCATAATAAACGTATCTATTAAATACTCTCCTGATTCTGCATGAATTAGAATAGTAGATAATCCATTTACTCCGCTAGGCATCTGGGAATAAGCTAGTCCTGACTCTGCTAGTGGTTTGCTAATTGCATCTTGAATGTTTGACAAGGATGCATAATTTGATTTAAAGAATGGATTTTTAGCATCCTTTGAAATCTTCTGAACTCTTCCCTGAAAGTCTATTAAGGCTTTCGCTAGGCTTGTAATTGTTTCTGATTTTTCCATAATGAAAAAACGTATGCCTTCAAGGTGTCCACTCCTATCAGGCTATACGTTATGTGTTTTTGGTTTATGAATGTGGACATTGTTATAAAGTTATAAAAATAATTTATAAATACAAATAAAACATGATAAATAATATTTTTATCTTAATATTTCTTTAGCTAATCTTAAAGCTGAATCCTGTCCATCTGAATAGCATACTCCTCCAGATCTTACCTTGTTAACGCCTTTAATATTAAACACCATGTTGTGAATATAGACCGCCCATCGATTATAAAGCTGACTATCCATTATTAATTCTGGATGCTTAGGCATTCCATTTACCCATAGGATTCTAAATCCATCTGGGTATACTGTTGATTTAATTGCTAACATTATCAAATATTTTATCTATTGTGCTTGGTGAATAATCTTTTATTCCTAAATTAAATACTAATTTACAAATTGTTGAATATTTTAAATCTACCCAATGTGTAGTATTTGATAATTCTTCTATTAATCTTTTAGTTGTTTCTGGGTAATTAATTTCTTCAGCCTTTAGCATTAATAAATGCTCTGGACTTAGTCTATTTATTAGTTTCATATCTGGTCAAATGCGTAATGATAATCGTGGTTTAATTCTGCTATTATGTAATCTTCTCCTGAACATGGCTCCCTTGTATCATCTTCTGGATTTCCAGATCTACCAGTAGTCCAGGTTTTCTTACCCTCGTAATGATCTTCGATTAGGTCTTTAGCATCCTCTGCTATTGTCTGATCGTTCCAATAAATAGCATCCATGTCTGCATCGTAATAGCAGTCTGGGTACTTTGTTTTGATTTCTTTTAGTATACTCATTTTATGCAAGTTTTATCCGGAACATCCCGGTACTGCCTAATCCCCGCTTGACTAATCAAGCGAGGCGGCATATTCCTGACTTGCAGGAACAGGAATGTTTATTTAATTATAAAATATTCGTGTGTTTTATTTAAAAAAGATTGCCAGTCATTAGCAGTCCAATTATCAGCATCATTAAAATCCTCTTTGCTCATTCTAATGGTTTTATAAATTGTATTATTTTTTTTTATCCTAAAAGTACGCTCTTTTATGTTGCTTGTTACTTTTAATTCTGTGCCTGTTTTCATTTTTTGCAAGTTTTATTATTAGTTAAGTTTGTTATATAAAAACCAGTATGCTTCTTGAATACCTGCTTCATTTAATACTACTTCACATTCATATTTAATGTTACTTTCTTCTCTGCTCCACCCAAATAAGTAATAAGTTATATAAATCTTATTTACATGACCAGAGTAGTTAATAAATACTTTGTCTTTTTGTTTTGTTGCGTCTGCAAACAGTTGGAATAATTCATTTAGTGTTTTCATTTTTGCAAGTTTTTTTTATGCTTTATTGCATGGTATAAATATACAAAAGTTATTTTAATAACCAGCAAAATAAAAAATATATATTTTAACGTAACAACAATTTTACAGTATACGAATAATAAGGCATTGATTTTTTACCTCTCTTATATGAAAAACTCTACCTGTTTCTTTGCGTAACTGACTAGCGTTATTACGCCAGACTTGAAAATGTGATATTACATTTATTGATTCTGAAACCTTTAGTTTATTTAAAATTTCTTTATACATATACAAAGATATAAAAAATTATTTATATAATTTATATTTAGTTGCTTTACCCTCTTTATAAGCCTCTAGGATCTCGCCTCTTTGCTTACCATTTGCCTTATAGCTTACATGCACCCATGCATAATTAAACTCATTAATCAGCTGATCAAAGGCTAGATTATCCTTTATGTAATCAAATACCTGCTTATTAGTTATAGTAGTGCCGTCTTGATCTATGTCTATTGCCTCGCCAGTTGAGTGCTGACTGGTAGCAGATCCGCCAATACATTTGTTTAACTCTGCTGATCGATAACCAGATGATATACGAATAGGAACGCCAAAATGCTCCCTAATAGGCTCAAATACTTTAGTTGCTAATATCTTAAAGTTTTCAATATGCTCTGGCGTAGGCATATTGCTGATGCCATTACGCTTTGCACTATCGCTACGTATAACCTCTGATAAATCTAAATGTGTAGATAGTTTCATTTCTTTTTAAGTATTTTCTCGGCTGATGTCAAACCTAAACAACCGAATGCCAACAAAGCTACTGATTCCACAAGTATAGTTGATGGTGCAGTATGCTCCTCACTAAACGAGTTATGGTACATAGTCACGCATAAGGCAATTACACAAAGCAAACCGCATAAACGCTTCATGCTTAGATTGCCGTTCTCATCTTTAAAAAACTCTGTCATAATGTATCCTTTTTACTTTTACCCCAAAAGTTTTTCTTTTCTGTCACAAAAACAGTATCTCTAATAGTCTGCACTTGTATCTCAACTCTAGTGTTTGCTTTTGCTTCAGCTACCTGAGTAACTAATTCTGCTATTTGCTTTTTGTCTTGAATAATGCTTTGCACAGTTTTATTAATTATTTTAGCCTCTTTCTTTGTCGCCTCAACAATACTGCTATCCATTACCTTTTGGCTTTTCTCTATTTTTAAGAGTAAAGTATCGTATTTATTTACCTGCTCAACTTCAGCCGTAGAACATGAAGATAAAAGCAGTATGAATGCTAAATATCTCATTTTATCTTTTGTATTTTACCCAATGATTCTAATGTACTTAATTTTGCAGATGCTCCACTCATTGCGCTCTCGCACTTAATTAGTGACTGTCCCATAGCATCCATCTTGGCTTCTAGCTTTTCAATCTTAGCACTCTGAGCCTCTAATTGACTATTAAAGTTACCTCTAATGTCTATGTATAGAACGCTAATGCCAATGATTACTAAAAACATTGTACCAACTACAGGATTTTTACTAAAATCTTTAAATGATACAGGTAACGGATTTGTTAAATTTTGTTTGATTGCCATAATATTATTATTTATCGCCCTTGACCTCTATATTTTTTTTTATAATTTTTGCTCGTTTTATTACTGCTCGTTTTACTTTTTGCAGCTACGCCTCTTTTGCTTGATTTTTTAACGTATGCACTTACATTTATTGCCTTTGCCATAACTATAACTTTATTGCATAACCTACTGAATAACCACTCATTCCATAACCGACGCTAAATAAGCCTTTCTGCCGAGTTTTAAATGATAGGCTAACGTTGTGTTCCACTCTGCTCATATCTTGCCTTATATCGCTTCTAAATCCTATGTATAACGCTGATTTAGGTTTGACTTGTATATTGTTTGTAATTGTTATGGTTTTTTCTTGGATTTTAACTTGGAATGACCTGCCAATGACTTTATTTTGGCTGATGGTATCTCGGATGACAAAGAGGTTGCTATCTTGTCTGATGCTATCAGTAAACTCTTTAGCCTGGTTATAATCTTTAACAATGTATGTTGTATCATAATTTTGCTTATAAATAGTATCTAAAATCTTAAAAGGTATTTTATCGCCTTTTGTAAACTTGGTAAATTCTTTAGTGACTGTTACTGTATCAACTATAG